CTCTTGACCCGTCCGTAATATTGAATTGTTACATTTACTTTTAACTACGGAGTAGAACATGAACCTTGAATATATTTATTGCGGTGGTTGTGGGTATGAAGCCTCAAATGTTTACGCGGCCTACTCAAGACAGACCGCAAACGGTGATTGGTATTTTTGCCCACACTGCGGAAAAGAAACAATTAACATTGAAGAAAACGAGTGAATGTAACAGTTTATTCAACTGGTCAATAAATATATTTACACCAATTTGCGCGCCACGATTCACGCATTTACTGGGCTGGCGCGCAAATGTTGGAGTTTTACGTCCTAGGCCGCATTTCCACAAAAACCGCACTGAGCTGGTGCCTTGAATTAATTTGGTGCATCACGCACCTTTTTTCGTGTACGCACTGATACCTTTACCAATCTGACGCAATCCCGCATACCCCCACGGCAAAGCGAGAAGCAACCCAATAATAGTCGTATCCCTACCACCATCACCAATGTAGATAAACGCGAATATCAACGAGCACCAGCTTTGAAGTGGTCGCGTCCATCTAACAAGACGATCTTCAGCTTTGTCACCACTTCTAATTGTTTCCTGTGTCTCATGCTGTTCAGCTTGGGCGTCTTGTAACTCAGCGAGGTGCATTGACTCAATATGCGCGCGCACTGACGCTTCATTCTGGTAATAAAGCTCCTTCAGCTTAACCAAGGTCGCTGGATCTTGTTGTAGCGCTTCCAGTGCTTTGGTGGGGTCATTACTACCCGTGGCACTACTAATCAATGACACACCTGCCGCAATGGCTGCGGGAACGTTTCCGGTGACCAATGACCCCACCAGTGAGGCGCCTGTACCCGCGTTACCCTTCAACCATTCACCCACTTTAGACCATGACATAATGTTGCTCCCAATAAAAAACCCACCGAAGTGGGTCTATTTTCCTATCCTTTTATAGTTTATGCAAACAGTGTCATAAGTCACAACCGGTACTTTACCAACTAAGTGCCCTTTCGCTTCTCGAACGGTGTCAGTACATTCAAACTTATCCATTCTAATCTCAATTGTTGTAGTCATGTAGCGCTTATACACACGGTTTGCAACAACACCAAGCGCCAGCAAAAGCACACATCCGATACACAACGTAAACAGATTATTTTTAATCACCCCATCACCCCATAAGTGCGACGCAACCACCCTAACAGATACTTCTGAGATGCTGGGCGCTTATCGGCTAAGTTGAAGTAGAACTGAGCGGCTTGGTATATGAGTGGTTTGAGTAACTCATCACGTGTGCATGCTCTTAATGTTTTTGGACCCATTACACCGTCTACGGTTAATATGTCATTATAGTGGCCCATATCACCTGGCGAATTGTCACTCAGAAATTTCTCAAGCTCATTGTGCGTAGCTTGAATAATCTTAGTCGCCTGTACCGGACCCATGTTCACACGCAGATCAAACAGCTTACCGGCTATCTGGGGGCGCAGGTTCTCGAACGATGGGTGCCAGAAGTGTTTCTCATAGAGATACTTGGCACTGGTCCACGATAGACCCTTCACGTCATCCGCATCGATGTCACCATCGTGGTCAATGTCGCCTTCAGTGACACCTTTGAGGAAGCGTAAGCTGATGCCGTACTTGGTGGCACCGCCTGGGTCATCTTGGTCATTGGTGAACTTCTCGCCACCTTCCATACCCATTGTGTATGTGAAGCATTTATCAAATAGGGTGGTCATTGTGATACCTCATAATCATAGGTGCATCCGTATTGTAAACCGTTCTCGGCAACACGGGGTGTGATACCACCTTGAACATTCACCAAATATTCGCACTTTGTTTCAGGATCAGTGAAAACTTGAATAGACATTGAGGGTGATAATTCTTTCGGTGGTTCCGGTTCATGGTACTCACAAGCAGTGGTCACCAGTACCATTATTGCGATTAGTAGTTTATTCATCACCAAACTCCTTCTTTAGTGCCGCATACTGTGAGCGACGAGCTTCTCTAGCTAGATCCGTAGTGAACTTATCCATTTGTTCACGCTTCTGAATTTCTTCAGGTGTTTCGTCAGTGGTGTATTTCACGAAACTTCTTACACAAGGTTCACCATATGATTCATCAGCGTCAATATTAATTGTTGCAGTTGATCGATCCGATTCGGGTATAGATTGGATCACGTCGTAAATCTTGAGAATGAAACTTTCCAGATTAGTTTGACCTTCTATACCTTCGAGTCTTATTTCACGTTTGACTTTCATTTAACACTCCTAGCGGGTGCCCCGCAGATCTTACAGCATTGAAACCGACGGTCGAAGTCGGCGTTGGAATGGCGGCAGGCTGAGAGCCCGTTACCACTGATTAGTTTGTCATTGACCTTGCGGTCACGTTGTAGCGGTGTTTCCACCGCTTGCTCGACTGTGTATCCGTGTTTGTTGATGCGTTGGTAGATAGTTGCTCCGTTAGGCGTTACGCCGTGTACTTTGGTGAACTCATCATTGAGCTGGTTGAACGTTAGATTCCGACCTCTATACGTCAACATACAATAATCCCGTCAACTCATCTAATTGGTCAATGGTGAACAGGTCGATGTGAGCATCACGGGTATTCACCATGTATTCCATTGAATCAGACCTATTGAGACGTTCAACAGCTTCAAATGATATTTGTGCAATGGGGTTACTCACCAAACGGTTCACACAGTCATTCACATAGGACTGTTCCTGTGACCATGCGTTCGCTAATTCGGTCAGGTCCGCAACCAGTGATTCATTAACCATATCGCCGATTGATAGTTTATTAATGATCTCTAACATTTTCTCAGGTGTAGTGTTTTTCATGGTGTTTTACCTATGAGTTGGTTTGTGTTGTTGTACATTCTAGGTTCAATTTGTACAACAGTCAATAGTGTACAGTGGAAAGTCATTGTCCTATGATGTTAAGTGACGTTTATTTTGTATTCATGAAAATCGGTTAAAAAGTGACCACTGGTAACAATGTGTACAATGACTTTCCTCTAAATGTGGTACAAAGTTAAACATTTTCCATTGTAACATTTAGCTTATTATTTAATCAGTGGGGTTGATAGAGTGCGTAACAGTGGGTCATTGTCCTATGATGTCCTATGAAAAAGCCATTGTCCGTGACGACCCTACCCGTGAGTTGTGACCATCAAACAGTGGTCTGGAGGGCGTAACATAGCTCGCACTGTAATCAATGTCCTATAATGTCCTATTGATTTAAAATTCATGCAGAAGTTTTGTGTCGCAGCAATAATTAAGGTTTTTAATTGACAGCATATAGGACATCATAGGACAATGAGTTTCATTGTTAAGTGAATTTGTACAACATATTTGGTGGGAACTATGAGTGAGTTAGAGCAGCGTGTAGCAAGATTGGAAGCACTGGTGAAAAAGTTGACGAAGGGTGAACCTTCTACACCTATGGTGAAATCTGAAGATCAATTCGCGTCTAGGATTAAAGAGGCGCTATTCAACATTGAGCATGTAATGGTGAATCGGGATTTAATGCGCACCGTCGATATTGTGGCAGTTATGGCGTCACTGTCACCTGATCCAGCATTCAGCGGGTTCAGTATGTATGATGAGGCGTCACTGAACGCTCAGACCAAAATGGTATCGCGTAAACTGAAACTGATCCCCGAATTAACATCACTGGTGATGACCAGTTATTATAGTATGGAAGACGATGAGGATCGCTCGCCAGGTAACAGGCGATTCAATCAGTCTGTATGGGTGATACGCAACCACAAACGATATGAGGAGTTGACTGTGACGCAGCGTTGCAACGAATACAAGGCACAACGTGACCGTGTAACCGTTGAATACCGCAACCGGTGTAAAGAGCTAGGCTGGAACAAAGAAGAATACCCATCATATCCGTGGTTCTTTCCAACTGACCAAGGCCCCAAGGTTCCTGCTGACAAACCATCCTTCATATGATAGCGTGGTGATATGAAACGACTCGGACTCAACGACATTAAAGCGCTGGGGGTGACGGACCCTAAGCGCATAAACTTCATCATCGAATACAGTAAAGACTTCGATGCGCGACGTGCTGCTGCTGTATCTGGTTTCAGTGCTGATAGTGGATACCGCATCCGTGATGAGGACGACATTCAAGCTGCAATCTCAATGATCATTCAGCATAGGCTCGACTCATCACATATCACCGCTGAGTGGGTGTTGATGGAAGCAGTCGACAACCACCTCATAGCGCGCCAGAACGGTAATATCAGCGCGTCTAATACCGCACTCAACCTAATTGCTAAACACGCGGCCGTAGATGCCTACGCTGCCGAGCGCGTAGAAATAGCCGGTGATGAAGCGGTGAAAGAGCGACTACTGCGCGCACGTAAACGATTGAACCCCGAAACACCCCCACCGAGCTTCTTGTAATGTTCGACCAATCCCCCGTTGCGGCTGCGATGTCACTCAATATGGAGAGTGATGTTCATCGTTTCATATCGACTGATGTTCTACTCGCTGACGAATGTTCACGTTTCTACCATGATCCGTTGGGTTGGGTTCAGTGGGCATTCGACTGGGGGTATGGTGATCTTGATGGGTTCGATGGGCCTGATACATGGCAGCGTGACTGGTTAGTTGAAGTAGGTCGTATGGTGACTGAGAACAACTTCAACGGTGTTGATCCGGTCAAAGCGGTGCGTATGGCAACAGCCAGTGGTCACGGTATTGGAAAATCCGCACTTACATCATGGGTGATACTGTGGATCATGGCTACACGACCTTATGCTAAAGGTATCGTGACTGCGAACACCGGTGAGCAACTTCGCACGAAAACATGGTCTGAGCTGGCCAAGTGGAAGCAGCGTTGTATCGTGGGTCACTGGTTCGAGTTGAACAGTGGTAAAGGGTCAATGTCGATGTATCATAAGTCGTGGCCAGAATCATGGCGCGTGGATGCACAGACGTGTCGTGAAGAAAACAGTGAATCATTTGCAGGACTACATGCTGCTAACTCAACACCGTTCTATCTATTCGATGAAGCATCCGCAATACCAGACAAGATTTGGGAAGTTGCTGAGGGCGGTCTGACCGACGGTGAACCCATGTTCTTCTGCTTTGGGAACCCAACACGTAACACAGGCGCATTCCGCAAGTGCTTCTTCAATCACAATACGTGGAACTGTAAGCAGATAGATAGTCGCACGGCTAAGATGACCAATAAGCTGCTCATTGATGAGTGGGAGCGCGACTGGGGCGAAGATTCCGACTTCTTCAGGGTACGTGTAAAAGGTCAGTTCCCCCGCGCCGGTGACATGCAGTTCATACCTGGTGATGATGTTGTTGCCGCACGTAAGCGCACCGCAATATACATGGGTGATGATCCGTTGATATGTGGCGTGGATATTGCACGAGGCGGTGAAGATAACTGCATGATCCAGTTCAGACGGGGTAAAGATGCTAAATCAGAAAAAGCGTATCGCATACCGGGTGAGAAGTCGCGTGACTCTATGCGTGTTGTGTCTATGCTTACCAATATATTTGATCGACATAGACCGGATCGCATATTCATTGATGTGACGGGTATCGGTGGACCGATCGGTGACAGATTGCGTCAACTTGGATACCCTGTAACTGATGTTGGGTTTGGTCATGTTGCTGATGATGAAAAGAAGTATGCGAACAAAGTATCCGAGATGGGTGCGCGTTGTCGCGACTGGATAATGAATGGCGGGTGTATTCCTGATGAGAACCAACTTGAAACTGAACTAACCGTGCGTGAGTACGGTCACGACGCTAAAGATAGATTAATCGTTGAGTCTAAGAAGCTGATGAAGGCGCGACTTGGGTGCTCACCAGACTGGGCTGATGCACTATATCTCACGTTCGCTCACCCTGTAGCACCACTCGCACAGTCGCGTGGTTACAATGATGCTGCACCATGGGCGCGTGAAGCGCTGACTAACAGTAGAAAAGAGTATGACCCCTTAGAAAATATGTAGTAGTATTGGTGTATTAATTGCACAAGGGGTACTCAATATGTGTATGGGATCACCAAACGCACCAGCACCAGCGCCACGATTACCTGAAGCGCCTGTAATGGCTGACCCGTCGGGGCTGGCAATGGCTTCAGCGACTAAACGTCGCAGAGCATCATCGACTATCCTAACCACCACGCAAGGTGCTACTGATACGGTTACCACTGGTACTGGCGTTAAGACGCTACTAGGGCAATAACTATGCCAACTATCAAGAGTTACAATAAACGACTTGAGGCGCTACGATCAGAGCGATCATCGTTTATTCCAGTGTATCAGTCACTCAGTGACTACCATCTCGCCGCCCGTGGTCGATTCCTCACCAGTGACCGCAACAAAGGTTATCAGCACCTACAGAACCAATACAACAACACGTCACGCATGGCCGCGCGCACAATGGCTGCGGGCATGATGGCCGGTATCACATCACCAGCGCGCCCATGGTTCAAGCTGCAATGCGCCAATGTTGAGTTGAATGAATACTCAGCAGTGAAGCGCTGGCTCAATGATGTTCAAACGATAATATATCGTGTGTTCAGTCAGTCGAATGCTTACAACGCACTCCACACTATTTATTCCGAGTTGGGGGTGTTCGGCACGGCGCCCATGGGTGTTTACTTCGACTATGAGAACGTGATTCGTTGTCGCCCTTATACAGTCGGCAGCTACATGATTGGTGCCAATGGACTCAGTGAGATTGATACTTTCTACCTTGAGTACGAGAAAACAGTCGGTCAGTTGATTAAAGAGTATGGTGCTGAGAAATGTTCAAGTGCTGTCAATGACCAATGGAAGCGCGGTAACACTGAGGCATGGGTGCCTATTGTTCACGCTATTGAACCCAATGACGACCGTGATTCACAGTCACCGTGGGCGAAAGACAAAAAGTTCAGATCAGTCTATTATGAGACATCGACCAAGGGTGACCAGACTCTATTCTTAAATGAGTCGGGGTTCGATGAGTTCCCGATTCTAGCACCGCGATGGGATGTAACGGGCGAAGACATTTATGCAACATCGTGCCCAGGTATGGACGCGCTCGGTGATGCTAAAGCATTACAACTCGGTGAGAAGCGCAAGTACCAAGCGCTTGACATGATCGTGCGTCCACCGATGCAGGGTGATGTATCACTCAAAACACAGATTGGCGGTAACTTAGAACCCGGTCAAATTGTGTGGGTGGATGGTCAGAACCAAGGTGTGAAGTCTATCTATGAAGGGTTTAGACCAGACCTGAATGCAATGGTGAGTCTGAATCAAGAAGTTGAGCAGCGCGTGAAACGCACCTTCTATGAAGATTTATTTTTAATGATGATTAACAGTGACA